TCAATGGTCTTTGCATCTATATCCGCATTTAACTGCATATATCCATCTTCAAAATTATATAATTCCGAATCTATAATTCTATAATACGTACTTAAGCTACACTTCATTGTTTTTCCTCCTCTTCCATTCTACCACCAAGTAATGTAAATAACCATTTTCTCTGACTCTGCAGATATTCTATCTTCCACTGAAGAATCATCTGGTCTATCGTATGATCTTCGAGAAGCTGATATCTTTTGGCTGCCGCTATCTGTTCTTCATTCTCTCTGATAGCTTTTTCGATATCAATATGAATCCTTGCATACTCTTTCAAAGGGGCTTCTTTGGCCTTTTTAGAGGCTATAATAGCCCACAAGAACCATACGATCATGCAACTAAAGATTCCACATAGGTAAAATATTATATTCATTTTTCATTCTCCTTGTATATCTCCGGAAATAATGTCTATTCTCTATTTTCGTATCATCCATAGTAGCAGGTAAGGTTGCCTCGTTTATCTTCTTTAAAGAAGAAAGCATTCTCAGGCTGATTCTATCCAGTCCTGCATTCTCGATCTTCGGCATGTTCTTTCCAAGCGGGCACATCTCCCGGCAATAATTTCCTTTCAATTCTGGTGCCTTATAGCAGTCAGCCATCAAAAGGACCTCTTCCTGATATGGTATTGTGCTCCCAAGTTCGATTCTGGCTAGCCTTGTACGATCAATTCCTATTTCTTCCGCAGCGCCTTCTCTGCTGCTCAGACGCTCATTTGACTTTGCCGCCTCATATCGTGCCTGGCAAAACATATTAGCCGCTGCTTTCGTAGCAAATTTCGACATTTTTCTCTCCTTCTATAAGCTGTATAATCAAGTTATGGTAATTAAATTGTGTACTCTGTATCGATATCCAGAGCCTTGCTGATTTTTTCAGCAAGTGCAGGTGCATACATTCTTCCATTTATGGTGGTTGTCACATAGTTCCTGCACATCCCAACTTCACCGCATAATTCCGTGACAGACATATCTCTGTCAATTAGGGTTTTCTTTACTTCTTTGCACCATGGAGACAGTTTTCGCTTCAAAATATCACCTCCGTTTTCAACAAATGTTTATTACATTTGTTGTTTACATTTGTTTGCGATTGCATTAAAATAATCAGAAAGGAGTTATCATGGATAATTGGATTGATAATCTCAGAAGAATTGGGCTTAAACGTTATGGTGACGAAAACCGCCGGATTCTTTCTGAATTATTAAGAAACGGTATTCCTGCCGGAAACACTGTTATGTCGGAAGCATCTGCTGAGGCTCTTATCATTGCTGTGGCGGCCATGATTGAAGAAAACAATAAAGCATTGCTCTCCGATTTATCGATGTAACTCTCTCTTTTTTTGTTTTGCATTAAACATTTGTTTATTACATTTTTAATATTAATCCCAATTTGTGAATTTGTCAACCATATTTTTCACATTTTGGGATTTTGGAGAATTGTATGATCACTCAGCGTATTTTATCACTGCTTGAAGAAAAGTCTTTGACAGCCACTGATTTATGTCGGGCTATCGGAATAAACACAAGCACTATGACCAACTGGAAGAACCGAGGGACTGATCCGCCCGCAAAAATGATAATCCCAATTTGTGAATTTTTAGGCGTGTCTAGCGACTATTTACTTACGGGCAAAGAAAGAAACTCAAAGCAAAACATTCTCTCTGAGGACTCCGAATGGTTAGCATTGATTCACCAACTTCCGCATGATGCGCAGTTGGAATTTCGAGGTGAATTGAAGGGGTACATAAAATGTTTAAAACGGCAGGAAACAGATACTGCCGAACCTCTTAAGAAAGCAAAATAATAAGCTTCGAGTGGTACCGAAGCAAAAGGGGGGAATGGCCATGAAAAGGAAAGTTATTGTGCTATTATGTGCCTGTTCACTGATTTTATCTCCGGCTCAGTTCATTTACGCTCAAGCTCAGCAACAGGAGCAAAATTCATTAGAATTAGATGGACAGAAATTTACAAATGAAGATGCGCTATGGGAATACTTGGAAAAGACATATCCCACCGTCACGAGCACAGATATTGAGTCAGGAGATTATACAGGGAAATATGCAATTATTACTTCAATTGCTCGCAACGTAGACGTCCAGCCGACTATTGATTATGTCACTTGTGATATGTACTTTCACTCCAGAGACGAAAAATATGTTTTGGATGGATTATGGTGTACTTTTTATGATGATGAAGATATGAAAAAAAATGGATGCGTTAGCGGCGCTGATTATTTGGCGTCTATGAAAAACGATGATGTAGTTGAAGCTTGCTACTATATTAATTCGGATAACTCTTATGGTGCAATGAATATGTTAGCTATTCGTAAAATCGGTGAAAATGATGGATCTGCAGAATTAAGCGAAAAACTTCAGGTTTGTTTTTATCCCAGTGTTCCGAATGACAAAACTGGCAGATGGCGGCTTGCAACAACTTCAACTACTACTCCCATTGTAGGCTATGCCTTGAACTACTATAAGGACTATTTTAAATCCGATGACGAAATACATGGTATTGTCAATAAAGAACTTGATCAAACTTACAGTCTTTCTATTGTTGCAGGACAATTGTATGTCGTTACTCATAAATATTTAGAGGGAGAAGAAAAAGATGCCTCTTTGCTTTTCGGTGGCGATGTTATTTCTCAGATATATATCGATCCTGATACAGGTATTGTTACTGTTGCTTAATTTAGAGGTTGCTTATGACAATTGGTGAACGAATAAAAGAATTGCGGGCTGAGGCTAATCTGCGTCAGTCCGAACTTGGAAAAGCAATAGGTTTTTCTGGCCAAGTAGTATCGAATGTCGAAAGAGGTTACTCTTTCCCGTCAACAGAATTTGTTAATCGCAGTGCTGCATGCTTCGGTGTGCCAGCAGATTACATTCTTGGCCGGACTACTTCAAGATATGCTGTTGCGGATCCGAAAGAAGTTTCCGCAGTGCAAGCAAGAACAAAAGCCCGTTTGGCTCAGTTGCAGATGAGCCTTCCGGACCTGATCAAAAAATCAACGCTGACAGAGGAAACCTGCTGTGACATTCTGGCCGAAAAGACTGTTCCTGGAATAGATGCCACTGCGAGCCTGTCAAAAGCCCTCGACACCTCTATGGATTACCTTGTGGGTAATTCTGAATACAGCTGTGCCATTGCTTCAGAAGACGAACAGGATATCATCCTGCGGTACCGTCAGTTATCCAAGAAGGGAAAACGTATCTTTTTGGGAATGATGGAGAAGATGGAAGAAGAAAAAACAGAATAGTATATTTAACTGGGGAACCGTTGGGGTGTTATGTCAGCCGCCGGACACTTTGGTGAAAGGAGGCTGGTGCTGATGGTTACATATGGTGATTTATTTACTTTTGTAATTATGCTTTGTGCAGTTGTAACTCTTGTTATCAATTTAATGCATAAAAAATAGCGCCCTCGTCCTGGTAAGATAAGGCGCTATTTTTAGCTATTGTTTTATCCGGCGGTCAGGTGTACGCTGACCAACGGCTCTCTTGTTAAGTACATTATATCTATATTCAACATTTTTGTCAAACATTTGTTGATTACATTTGTTTGACACATTTGTTTAATAATGGAGGATTCAGATGCCGGCTTATAAGTATTTCACCAAAGATGGAAAGACAAAATGGTATGCCAATTTTTACTATGAAGATTGGCTTGGCAAGCGCCAACATAAATGTAAAAGAGGTTTCTCTACCAAAAAAGACGCTGTAGAATGGGAACGTGACTTTCTGGCACAAGGCGCAAAGGATCCAGATATCCTGTTTTCTGCTCTGATCAAGAACTATATGCAAGACTGCAGCTCCCGGCTGAAGCTGACCACTCTGGAAAATAAACAATATCTGATTGATATGAAACTGCTGCCATTCTTTAAAGATATGAAGATCGGTGACATTACTCCAATTGTAATTCATCGATGGCAAGATGCCATGATTAATTACAGGGACGAAAAGGGGAACCCTTATTCTCAGACGTATCTGAAGACTATCAATAATCAGCTGTCCGCTATCATGAATTATGCCGTCAAATACTATAAGCTACGGAGTAACCCGTGCCTTGCGGCCGGTGCGATCGGGAAAAGCAGTGCAGATGAAATGAACATCTGGACAAGAGAACAGTTCGATTACTTCCTGACATTTGAAAAGAAAAGCGCATACAGGATGGCATTCAGCCTCATGTTCTATGGCGGGCTTCGGTCTGCAGAAGTTCTAGCCATTACTCCGGCGGATATCCTGCCGGACTGCTCCGTATCCATTAATAAGAACTTTGTGGTGATAAAAGGCGAACAATACTTCCAGACACCAAAAACTGAAAAGAGCAAACGTGTCGTGAATATTCCTCAATCGTTGTACAAAGAGCTTCAAGACTATGTTGCAAGTATGGCCATAGAGCCGGATGAACGCATCTTCTACTTCCAGAAGTCCGGAATGCGGTCAGAATTTAAACGTGCAACTGCCAGATCTGGTCTTCCAGAGATCAGGATCCATGATCTTCGCCATTCCCACGCAAGTATGCTGATTGACATGAAGTTTTCTATCAAAGAGATTTCGGACCGGCTTGGACATGAATCACCGGAAACAACCTGGAAAGTTTATGCTCATTTGTACCCAGGAAAAGACAGGAAGCTTGCTGACGCTCTCAATGAAGTAAGAGCCACAAATGATAATGTAGAAGATAAAAACGTATGAAACGTACAGTATCATATAATAACAAAAAATCCCAAAAAATAAGACACTTTCTCCCCATTAACATCACCGTAGCATCACGGACAAAAATAAAATCCCGGAAATCCTTGTAAATAAAGGATTTCCGGGATTTTGCTCATTATTCAAACTCGATCGTTCCCGGTGGCTTACTGGTCAGATCATAGAATACGCGGTTTACACCCTTAACTTCATTGATGATACGGTTCATTACCTTATTCAGCACTGCATATGGAATCTCTGCGGACTCTGCTGTCATGAAGTCGATAGTCTTGACTGCACGAAGTGCAACTGCATAATCATAAGTTCTGAAGTCGCCCATAACCCCTACACTTCGCATGTTGGTAAGCGCTGCGAAGTACTGGTTCGGCATCCAGGATGGTTCTTCTCCATGTTCTTTCTTGTAGTCGGCGGCTGCTTTGTCGACTTCTTCACGATAGATGAAATCTGCATCCTGTACGATGCGTACTTTTTCTTCGGTCACTTCTCCGATAATACGGATACCAAGTCCCGGTCCCGGGAATGGCTGACGGAATACCAGTCTTTCCGGAATTCCAAGCTCCAGACCGGCTTTACGGACTTCATCTTTGAAAAGATCACGAAGTGGCTCAATGATTTCTTTGAAATCTACGAAATCCGGAAGACCACCTACGTTGTGATGGGATTTGATCACTGCAGATTCTCCGCCAAGACCACTCTCTACAACGTCAGGATAAATAGTTCCCTGTGCAAGGAAATCCACTGCTCCAATCTTCTTTGCCTCTTCTTCGAAAATTCGGATGAATTCTTCACCGATGATCTTACGTTTTGCTTCCGGCTCTGTTACACCGGCAAGTTTATCATAGTATCTCTGCTGCGCATTGACACGGATGAAATTCAAATCGAACTGTCCGTTTGGTCCGAATACGCCTTCCACTTCA